TTGGACCCCGAACGGGTGGTGCAAACATGGCGATCTTAAACCCGGAGATCGAGTCTTTGCGCCCGATGGTTCTGTTACGCGTGTAACGCATGTGTTCCCGTTCGAAGCACGTACGATGTTTCGCCTCACATTCGAAGATGGTACCCATATTGATGCGGATGCCGATCATGAATGGATCGTACATTCTCGCGAATCACGGAAACGATCGAAGAAACCGTCACAACGGAGAACGACTGCGCAGTTATTTGATCAAGTTGATGTGCCCAACGGACGCGGTCCCGACGGTGCACCACGAAGAATTCCAAACTGGACAATCGATCTTACCGCGCCGATTGACGTTCCCGACGCCGAGCTTCCGATAGATCCGTATTTGTTCGGATTATGGTTAGGCGACGGCGATACCGGCGGATCTGGTTTTACTAGCAATGATGGTTTAGAAGACGCATTTCGAAAAGGAGGATTCGGAGTAAGCACTCGTGAAGATCCGATACGCTTTGGAATTCTAGGATTGCACAAGATTCTTAGAACGAATGGGCTTTTAGGTAATAAACACGTTCCTCAAATCTATTTCGAATCTTCTGCTAGTCAACGTCTTGCTCTTTTGCAAGGCCTTCTAGATTCGGACGGAACGATAAACTCGAAAGGACAAGTCGAATTCATAAATACAAATCGGTCTTTAGCAGACGCTGTTTTATTTTTAGCGCGTTCATTGGGAATCAAAGCTCGAATCAAAGAAAAACGAGCGACTCTATACGGCAAAGACTGCGGACCGTGCTGGCGCGTTACTTGGTGTTCGCCGTTGCAAGCGTTTCGTCTTGCGCGTAAAGCTGCAAAAATAAGAACAGATTGGATTCAGAAATCTAGTTCTCATCGAAGAATTGCAATTGAATCGATTGTGCAACTTCCGGGGAAGTTTGATTGTCAGTGCATACGCGTCGATCATCCTTCGCATATGTATCTCGCCGGGCCTTCGTTAATTCCGACGAGTAATTGCGGGAAGACGACGGTATGTGCAGCTCTTGCGCTTTGGTTTTTTTGCTCGTTTCCTGATGCTCGCGTGTTCGTTACTGCTGTCAAAGCAACGCAGATCCAAGATGTGATTTGGTACGAAATCAAGAAGCTAATCCGCAAATCGAAGATCAAGATCTGCGAACCGAACGAAGTGAACGAGAAAGCGTCGTCTGGTATCCGCGCCAAAGACGGACGGATGATTTGGGGCACGACATCACGCACTGGCGAAGGCCTTGCGGGTATCTCCGGTGCGAACATTCTCGTAATCGCAGACGAAGCATCTGGTATCAGTGACAATTTCTTCACCGTACTTGGAACGTCGTTAGCCGGTTCGGGCGGAACGGTTCGAAAGTGTTACATTTCGAATCCGACGCGGACGAGTGGTGAGTTCTATCGATCGCACACTACGGAATCTGCATCGTTCAATTGCATTCACATTTCGAGCGAAGACACTCCCAACGCACGAAGGGCTCGCCGGCCCGACGGATCGCTTTGGATCATTCCCGGGCTTGCCGGACCGGAGTATATCGAAGAACGGAAGCTTGCGTGGGGTGAAGATAGCTACACGTATCGCGTTCGGATCAAAGGCGAGTTCGTTTCCGATAAGGACGGGAAGATCCTTTCGATGGATCTCATCGAACACGCGAAGTCAATTTACGATGACGTGCCCGAAGACGGTCCTCTTCAAATCGGATTGGATCCGGCAGGCGACGGCGTTCGAGGCGACGAGATCGCGATCGCAGTGCGACGCGGTTTGAAGGTAATTACCGTTCTCGCGTGGCGAGGGATTAGCGAAGACGCGACAGTTCTTCACACGATCCAAACGATGCGCAAATATAAGCGCGCCGGTGAGAAGCCGCGCATTGCGCTAGATTGCGGCGGTGGAATCGGAACGCGTATTCTCGGGATGCTGTTAGCACATCTTAGAACTTGCCCCGACGAATTTGATATCGTCGAAGTTCGAAGTAATTACACAACGTGGGGCGATCCTGATTTCGATACAGTGCGCGATAAATTATGGGGCAACGTTGCCGATTTCTTGAAAGACGGCGGTGCACTTCCGAGTGATGAGAAATTGGATGAAGATCTGAACTTTCCGATCTTCAGTTTAAACGCAAAGAACAAATACGTTGCATCATCGAAAGAGAAGTTCCGGAAGGAACTGAAACGATCACCCGATCGTGCCGATGCAGTTTGCTTAGCGGTATGGGAATATAAGGCTGTTGAATGGGACAATCCGACTCCCGCAATGCAGAAACGACTTGCAAATGAAATTCCCGATGCGAGACTCCCGGAATATGAGGCACCTCCTCAATTTCTAGATCCATACGCGGGAATATCAATTTGGCAGCGATAATAGACGCGGTTAAGAGCCTTCTAGGTATCTCGACATACGCAGCGGCGCCGCCCGTAAGCTACGCGTTGACGCTCGACGCCCCGCAGGTAAAGCGGGTGAGACGAGCGTATCGCGGTCAGATCTCGCCTATCCCGATTACGAAAACGCGATGGTACGATCGCGATCTCGAAGAAGCTGAACAAATCGCAGATCAAGGGATTCTTGCGCCGGCCGCTCGATTAATGCGCGCCGCGCGTAAAGACGGTACCTACGCAGGCGTTCGGCAGATCCGAACGGAGGGCCTAGTTCGTCTTCCAAAGAAGTTTGCTGGGCCTGCCGATATGCTGGCAGATCTTGAGACTTCACATGCACGTCCACGAAGTGTTTTCGATGAGATGTTTCCACCTGCTGAACTTGCTCAATTTGTAGGCGACGGAATTGAGCTCGGCGTAGCAGTCGCGGAAATGCTCGAAGTACCAGGGCGATCGTATCCGGTGATGATGCGATTAGATCCGGAATGGCTAGTTTACGTTTGGTCTGAAAATCAGTGGTATTATCAAACGATTGCTGGTCGCGTTGCGATTACGCCCGGTGATGGTCGGTGGATGTTACATACTCCGGGCGGCCGCGCAGCCCCGTGGCAGAACGGACTATGGCGAGCAATCGGACGAGCGTACATCGATAAAGAGCACGCTCGAATGCACAAGGCCAACTGGGAAGCGAAGCTCGCCAATCCGGCACGCGTCGCGGAAGCACCGCAAGGCGCTACCGAGGGACAACACGATACGTGGTTCCGTCAAGTCATGGCGTGGGGAATTAATACGGTATTTGCAACGAAACCGGGTTACAAGGTTTCGTTGCTCGAAAGTAACGGACGCGGATACGAATCATTTCTTGAAACGATCAAGCTCGCCAACGCCGATTTGATCGTCGCAATGTGCGGTCAAATGGTCACCACGACCGGCGGATCGGGATTCGTTAGCGGTGATATGTTCAAATCGGTAACGTCTGATTTGATCAAATCGACGGCCGATGCCCTCGCTTACACGATCAACACGCAAGGCCTTCCGCAGTACGTGCTATCAGAATATGGCGAAGATGCGTTATCGGAATGCCCGGTTGTTTCGTGGGACGTTACTCCCCCATCGGATCGCAACGTCGAAGCAAACGCGCTCGGATCGGTCGGGACTGCATTGAAGGCATTGCAGGATTCATTTGCGACGAGCGGTTTGCAAATCGACATGATGGCATTCGCTAATAAGTTCTCTATTCCAATCGCGCCTAGTGGCGAATCCGCGCATGCGCCGATCTTTGGATATCATCTTGATCGCGGAATCGTCAAAGTAGACGAAATGCGCAAACGATTACAGCTTATGCCGATCGGTGGCGACGAGGGCGAGAAGCTCATCGGAGAAGATAATGTCCAAACGAATGAAACTGAATCGGAATGATCGGACGATGGCGATTATGCCATCGGCGATGCTTGTCGACTTCGAACAATCGACATCATCGATCGTTGCGCATTCGAACGAAGTATCCGTGATTCGGATCGACGGTCCTCTTTCGGCGAAAGAGGATTGGTTTTTTGATTCGTACGAGGCGCTTCGAAACAAGATGATGACGCTTTGCGCACTCCCGTGCGTGAAGACGATTGTCCTTCAAATTGACTCGCCCGGCGGCGAAGCGGCCGGAATGGTTGAAGCGACGCGAGAGTTGCGTTCGATTGCACGCGCCGCTGGTAAATCGATCGTCTCGTTCGTCGACGGAATGGCTGCAAGCGCTGCTTATTCGCTCGCATGCGCGGGAGAGAAGATCTATTCGACACCATCTTCGATCGTTGGGTCGATTGGCTGCATCAAATCTCGCCTTGACGTATCTGGGGCAAATCCGGAATTCAGAGTTACGTTTTTTAAATCAGGCGATCGCAAGGCGGATGGTAATCCCGAGACTCCGCTTAGCGACGCCGAGGCTATTGCGTCACAAATCGAAGTAGACGAAATGGCCGAATTGTTTTTCGGGGTAGTCGCCGAATCCAGAAAACTTGACAGGGATATGATTTTCGGTTTGCAGGCCGGCACATTCCTAGCTAATAGAGCACTAGCTAACCGTCTTATCGACGGTGTATACGACACTCTCGACCAAGCCCTTGCCGCTTTCGACGCGAGCAAGTTAACCAAAGGCGGTAAGCCCGTGACATTCGAAGAACTCGAAAATGCCTATAAAGCCATGTCCGACGAGGATAAGGCAAAAATGAAGACTCTAGTTAGCGCCGAAGACAAGGATCCTGAGGAGGAGACTCCGGATCCCGAGGAGCCGAAGGCTGCCGCAGAGGAGCCTAGCGAACCAGTGGAACCCAAGGCGAAGGCAGCGAAGCTGGAAGAGGAGTCTGACGATGCGAAGGCGATTGCAGCGCTTTTGGCGACGCGCCCGGATCTTGACGTCGCTACTCGCAAAGCCCTCGCAAGCCTGCCTCTGTTGAAAGTGATCGACGTTGTTACGTCGCTCCCAAAGTTTTCGGCGAAGGCCGCGGTGAAAGAGTCTACCGCAGCGATTGCTGCGAAATCGAAGCTTCCGGCTACTCCGGTTTCCGCTTCGGCCCGTGATCCCGAATCGGATGAGGAAATTGCACAACGCCTTGTCGATATTAAACTCGGCAAAGCGAGTGCGAAAACCGGAATTGAGCATAAGGGTAACAAGCTTATCATTCACGCTATGACGCCAGCGGAAGCGCGGGCTGAACTCGCTCGGAGGAATTCCAAATGACTGCAATGACAGCAGCGCGACCCGCGACTGAATCGACGTGGAAATATAAGCGCTTTACTCTCAAATCTGGAACGAAGGCATTTCTTAACGGCGCAGCGTGCCTAGAGCTCGCAACCGGCAAAGTTGTGCCGGCGGTTTCGACCGGCGGAACCGGACTTGTTTATCTCGGCCTTTTTGCCGAAACTGTTGACGCAACCGCGGCGGATCAACTCGTAAACGTTGATCTCGTTTCTGAAGTTCGCCTTAAGCTTTTCGTTAATGCTACTGCCGGCGATGCGGTTCTCGCAACCGATGTCGGGAAGATTGCATACTTCCTTGACGATCAAACTGTCACGATTACTCGCGATGGTCGGGCGGTTGCCGGGCGCATTTGGGAAGTTACCAGCGCAGGCGTTCGGATTGAAAAATTGCCCTCGATTGCGTCCGATGTTCTTCCAACGATTAGCGCTCCTGCGTTCGTCGCCAATGACAGCGTCCTTACGAGTGTCGTTTCGGGGGCCATCTACGATATTCCGGCGACCGGAGCCGCGTCGACCGTGACGCTTCCGGCCGCATCCCCCGATGGTACGTCCGCGCGATTCGTCGCCGACGGCACGAAGAACGCTCACACTGTTCAATATCGCGACGCGACGGGACCGGTCAATCTTACGACCGCTCTGACAGCCGCAAAGCGCCATTTGGTGATCGTTACCAAATCAGGCGGTAAATGGTTTGCAAACGCGTATATCTCGCCCTGATTAGGAGATCTGTAACATGCCCGCACTTACTCCGCAGTTCGTTATGGATCTCGAATCCAGGATGAAATTCATCCAGGAAAGCGAGTATCTTCGTGTAACTTCAAATCTTTGGTGGGATAAGCTCACGAAGAAAATGACAAGCGGCTCGCGTCGCGACATCATTCACTGGGCGCTCAATACCGCGAGTCTCGAAGATACAGGATTTGGCGGTAATATGAATTTCGACGATATGAAGATCGTCGAAACTGAGTTTACTAACCTCAGTGTCGGAAAAGGTCTTAAGCTGCGCCGTCCGCAGTTCGAAGATCTCGACGGCAACGGAGTCGATCTTGCGCTCGAATGGGCAAAGCAGATCGGCTCGCAAGTCGCTTATTGGCCTCAAAAGAGCATTGTCAAGCTTCTCAAAGACGGTGCACTTGCGACGTCGCTCGGTTATGACGGCGTTCCGTTTTTTTCGGCAAGCCATCCGAACTATCCGGGATACGCGGCAAACGGCACCTACGCGAATTTGATTACGGGTAAGCAGATCTATGGCGTTACTGTTGACGTCGCGCTCGCAAATCTGCAATCCGTTTTCAGCACGATTGCATCGATCAAAATGCCAGATGGCGAAACGCCGCGTTTCCTTCGTCCCGCTGGTATTCTTTGCAATCCCCTCACGTATCCGGTTGCGGTGCAATTGACGAACGCCCGCTTCCTCGCGCAAGCGGCAACGGGCGGAGGCGCTGCATCGGCCGACGTTCAAGCGCTAATCGGAGCGCTTGGTTACGGCCAACCGATTATGGCCGACGAATTTGCGGGATTCGAAAGTAACACGACTTACTTCGTGTTTTGCGATATCGTAACGTCGAGCGAACTTGGTGGTATGGTGTACATCGATCGTGAGCCTATCACGACGCGCTACTATAGCGGTCGTTCGGGCTCTCTCGGAATCGATGCCCAGCTTGATCGGAGCGATGAGCTCGAATGGCACGCGACCGGACGTAACGTTGCCGGTTACGGTCATCCGTATGCGATCTTCAAAGTAACAGCCTGATCTTAGCTTATCGCCTTGCTTCGCACGTAAAGACGGATTTATCCGACGGGTGAAGTAAGGCGATCTTTTTTTTGGAGTCATAATGGCTTATCTAGATCTTCAAGGTTTCAAGGATCGAACCATTATGCCTTCTGAGGAAGTTGACCAGCTTCCTTCCGGTTTCATCCTATCGCGATTGGCAATTGGACAATCGGAAATCGATTCGGTACTTCGCAAACGTTACGCGGCTCCGTTTCTCGAACTTGTTCCGGAAGTCATCAAAGGATGGCTCACGGATATCGTGACACCGGAGATCTATCTTCGACGTGGATGGGATCCGGGAACCGAGCAAGCCCAATCGATTATTGCTGCGGCTGCTAGAGCTCGTGAGCAAATGCAACAGGCTGCAAACGCGGTCGACGGCCTTTGGGATATCCCACTGCGCGAGAACGTCACGGACGAGGGCGTTACGAAAGGCGGGCCGCTGGCCTATTCCGAGCAATCCCCTTACGAGTGGACAGATCGGCAAGTAGAGGCAATCGAACATGGCCAAGTCGGGATTCGACGCTATTAACGAATTCATTGGCAAAGTGGATTCGTTAAAAGATTTCGCAAAAGACGTAGCAGCGGAAGCGAGATCTGAAATTCAGGAAGTTTCGAGGGTTACTGCTTCCGCTGGTCTTGATCCGTATGGCGTACCATGGCGAGATAAGAAGGATGGTACTCGCGCGATTCCACATGCAGCCGACGCGATTGACGTAGTCGCGCGTGGAACGATTATCGTAATTCGGATCTTCCGAGGCGCCGCCATTCAGAATTTTTTGAAGCCTAAGAATCGACGTCAAGTGATTCCAGATCCAGATCGTGAGCTTCCCGATGGGATCAAAGATGCGATTACGAGATCTGCGAATCGTGTATTTGCGAGAAAGCTCAAATGACCGTCGAAATACGATCTGGATTACTCGCGGCTGTTACTGCGGTCCGAGAATACTTGATCGAAAATCAAGTTGATGCGAATGTCGAAGTCGGTTGGAAACGACGACGCCGACAAGTCAATCAAGTTTCGACGGGCGCAAATCGAATCGTTTTCATTCCGTCGACAGATGAACGAGGCGATGGCGGTTCGCTCGAATCGCCAATGTTTCCAGGTAATCGTCGAATCGGCGAAGATCAATTAACCACGATCCGTCCGTTGCTTGATTGGGATCGAAGCATTCAGATCTCAGTCTGGGCGATTGATAACGAAGATCGTGAGAATGAAGCAGCCCAAATCGAAGCGACCGAAACGCTATTCGAATGGGTTGTACGAGCTATTCACGGGTGTCCGGGCGCGTTTGCATCGCTTACGTGGGGAGCTACCAAGTGGACACCGCCAGAGGAGCGATCGTTCGGATTAGAGCTTCGTGTCAATCTGACATTTAGGCATCCTGTTTTCGATCTCCCGAGAGTTCTCATCGTTCCGGATTCGCTTTCACTGACGAAAAATTCGGTAGTCGATCCGACGGTACCGCCTACGTTAGTCGCGATTATTCCTGCGACCATTGCGCCCGGATCTGGAATCATCCCATTGCTTCTCTCGGGGACTGGATTTGATCGCTATGGATCTGTCTCTGTTGATGGCATCGATCGCAATTCTGTTTGGATCGATTCTAATACCGTGGCTGTTTACGTTGATTTTGGAGGCCTTGCGTTAGGTCCACATAGCGTCGTCTATCGAACTTATGCAGGCGTCTCGACTGCTCCGGCTTCCTTCTCTGTTGCATCTGGCGGTAGCAATCCATCTCCTACGCTTTCGAGTTTGAATATCTCGAGTGCAACGGCAACCGCAAGCGACGTAGCGATCGTCGCAAGTGGATCGAATTTCTTACTTGACTCGATTGTTTACGCAGGAAGCGTCCCGCTCCCAACTACGTTCGTCAATACGACTACTCTCAATTTCAACTTGACTGGATACCTTGCAAGCGTAGTCGGCTCTTATTCTATTACGGTTCGAAATAGTGCGCCGGGCGGCGGAACGTCCGGATCGCTTCCGTTTACCATCAATGCGCGGGTTCCGACGCTTTCGAGTATTAATCCGGTATCTGCAACGAAGAATGCGGTCGGAGTAGTAGTTACCTGTACCGGAACGAATTACGGTACGGATTCCGTTGCCCGCGTTGATGGCGTTTCGTATCCGACTACCTTCGTTAATTCGACGACGGTGACTTTCGTTGCGCCTACTTCGGTAATGGGAGCAAAATCGATTACGGTTCAGAGCACTGGACCGGGCGGAGGAATATCAGGATCGCAGACTTTCACTATCAACTATGCGTTGAATTGCGATGGGCCGGCGCGCGTCTATAATGGCGGCGATTGGCTGACATCGGGCTCGAACATTACGCAGTGGAATGATTCTAGTGGCAACGCCGCTCATGCGGTTCAGGCAACCGTTGCAAATCAGCCAACCGTTTCGACTTTAAACGGTAAGCCGGCAGCACTCGCAAACAATAAGGCAATGTCGATTGCATCGTCGATCGACGTCGGACCGTATACGATTTTGATCGTTCGCCAGTTAGTTGCAGTGCCTGGCGCGGGCGTCACGATTTGCGTTGTGAATTTGAAAACCGGCGGGAAGGTATTTTCCGAGTTTGGATTTTCAGGTAACGTAGCAGGCGGATTCCCTACTCATTATGCGGTTGGTGGGCTTGCCGGGGGCGGCGGCGCAGTCGCGACGATTGGGCATAATGCGGCGCAAGATACTTCGCGCCATATTGACATCATGACCTACGATGCAGGCG